TGTCCGAAGTTTACTTTGACTACGTTGCCTTTGGCGTTCTTAACGTAGACCTTAAACTTCTTTGTGTCTCCGGCCATAGGTTTTCCCAATGGAACTGTGCGACCTTGATATTTTGCTTCTTCTAGAATTCCTCTGTGCTCTAGAATGTACTCTATCAAGCAGTGAGGACAGAATTCGCCTTCTTGAAGTTCTTCCATTTTATTGTCTTTATTACGACTATCTATAACGTTCACCGATACCCATACTGAAGGCATGCCCTTTAGACTTTTTAGTTTATATTGGTCGTTAGCTATTAACTCTACCTTCCAGTCTTGATTTTCCCACTTAACTGTATCTCCAACTTGAAATCTTGATGAATTCATTAGTTCAAGAATTTAAGCTTGTACTTAGTTGTTTCTATGAGGTTAACGACATTGTCGATCTCGTTCTGAATGTAGGAGTCCTGTGGAAGCTTTGTCCTGATTGCTTCTACGAACTTAGAAAGTCCTTCGAAGTATATCAGAGCGTTACTGTCTTCCTTGATGGAGCTCTCCATAGCGTAGCCACGGAGAATACCGAATCTTCCTTGGTAAGATTCAACGAGTCCATCGATCAAAGGAACAATTCCTTCGTAGTATCCCTGTAGGGCAAGGTGAGCCGCAAAAGATCCAGGTCCTTCAGCTTGAAGGTGGTAGATGTGAGCCTGATTGCGACTCTGCATTAGCGTTCCTATGAATAGTCCGTATGGTTCCATTATTTTTCTTTTTTATCTTCGTCCTTCTTAATCTCTTTCTTTGCCTTCTCGATCTTTTCTAGTTTTACCATAAGATCGTCTATTTTTTGAGCCAACTTAGCGATGTGTTCTTTGTGTTTGGCAGCGTTCTTAGGATCTTCTTTTACCATATCCACGTGTTCTTTACGCTTCTTTTCAAGTTGGTCTATGGTCTTTTTAACCTTTTCACCAACCTTTCCTTTCTTTTCTTCAAGCATTTCTGCTGCGTCTACGAATTCTTTATAGATCTTTTCAGCTATTTGAGTAGCTGTAATTTCGTCTGGATAAAGACCGTAAATCGCGTCTGGTTGCATTCCCATTGAAGCGATTCCCGTCATGGGATCCACCTTTTGAATCAAATCGGTGTGCGCACAGTCGTGAGTTACGGGCTTTTGAACGGCGTAGATATCGCCGATTTGATTATCGTATCCAGCTCCTTCTTTTTTGGAAGCCATTTTACTCAATTCTTTTTCTGAGGTTGAGGACGCGATGTCTGCTACTTTTTGACTTATTGGTGCTTGACCTCTTTTTGCGGCTAATGCTGCTCCGAAAAGCTTCCTTTGTTTTTCTGTGCTTGCTGGCATTTGTACTAATTTTTTATAAATATGCTATAGTTTCAAGTTTTTAAGCTCTTCTATTTTCTCCTTGATCTCTTCGTACGCTTTTTTCTTGTCTCCTTGGCTCCAGTTTTCCATTTCTCCTGATTCTGTAAAAAACTGATCCTTTTCTTTGTACCAAGAATCTACCGCGTTTTCGAAGTCCGCTAAACTAGAATTCTTATTTGCGTTTACTTGAGATTTCTCGTACTCTTCCCACTTACCCAGTCTTTTTATTTCTTGTTCCATCTCTATCACGCAATCGAAACACTTGCCGTGAATAGCATACATCTTTTTATTTAGATGGTTAGCTTTCATTCCTTTTTTACAATTAGGACAAGCAATCGGCATGACCGCTAGTCTTTTTAGTTTTCCCATCTTGGAAACGGTCTGCTTTATTCCGTTCTTTATTGTCCAAGTTCGACCTCTGTCTTCCCAAACGTCTCCTTCCTTGTGATCCTCTTCGTTCTTTTCGTATCCTGCTGAGACTTGAGTCCTATCACCTGTTTTACCTGTGATTAGATTTCTCATTCTCTGTACGTCTCTCTTCTTGAATTCTTTCTTTAGCTGACCTTGATTCATAACATTTTATAATTTATCTATTGCTGATATTGTGTCCCTCTTGTTGTCGTGCTTTATCGCTCTGCCTCCCATGTATTTCCACGGAATTAGATTTTTAGAATAGTCGTCTATTAATACAGATCGCTCTATCTCTTTGTTGGTCTTTCCCATCAGCTGCTTGTGCTTCATTCCAGTTTGTCTGAATACTACGTCTTTTGGTTGCGGGCTAAGGTTATCGACTATCCATTTTTTCTTGCCTTCTTTTGCTCCGCTGTAGTTTCCTGGACTAGACAATATAGTCACTCCAAACTTTCCTATCTTATTCCATAGCTCTTGACCTCCTGGCATCCAAGGCATGGTAGCCCAAAACTCTTCTCCTGCTTCGTCCATTGCGTTATTGAAAGCTTTCTCTCCCTTTTCAACTATGTACTCGTCTATCTTCATGCCAAAATAGTGATCACACTGAGCGTCGAAGTCGCAAAGCACACCGTCCATGTCGCAATATATATCGTAATCTACGGGAGCTTCGTTGATTTTTGATTCGTATATTATCGAATGCTTCTTACCGTAATTCCTCATCATGATTCCTGCCAAAGAGTTTGCTTCGTTCTCTATTTCTGATCCCGTTTCTCCTGAGTTTGATTGTATCCTACCGTCTTCGTTCTGCTTGTGATGCACTAGTTCGTGAGCAAGAGTTCTTAGTGTGTCTGCCATGTTTCTGTTGCCCATGTAAATCGTAAGGGTCTTATTAGAGCTGTTGTATTGACCGAATGATCTTATACCAAGCACCCAATTTCGATCTAAAGTAAAAAAGATCTTAGGTAGCTTCTGTATGTTTAGAAAACTCTTCGCGTACTTTATAAAGTCTAGCGCTACTTGTATTTTTTGACTGTTATCCATGTTTATTTTTGGAAAGCGGATTGCATTCCTCTAAGTATGAAGGATCCAGTTATCTTGTAAGGACTGCTGTAAACTTCTTTGTCCCTAACTACAATGCCTTCCTGATCCTTAACATCGCCTATGGGAGAGGAAAGCGAACCCAAAATAACATCTCCTAGTACCATCGTTGCCATATATATGACATAGGAGTCGATCGCTTTTTGCGTATCTTCTGGATCAGCAACAAGATCGCTGACTGGTTTTCCGTCTTTCACCCAAATAAATACTTGTTTGGACAAAGCGTCTACTGTCTTACCGTCTTTTAACTTTAGTTTCTCTCCCTTGGTATTTTTAGCTTTGGCCAACCACTGTTGCAATGTCTTGGTCTCTTTTTTACCTGGACTAGTAACGACTGTGTAAGATTTTGATAGCGCAGATCCGAAGTTTGGTTTGCTATCCATTTTTGCTGGAATCTCTCCCATCACTTGGAAGCCTTCCTTGTTTGCGACTTGGGCTACTTTTTTTATCAAGCCTTGCAAAGCTTTCTTATCGTAAGGTATCTCTTGAGTCGCCCTTTTTGTTGGGCTAACTCTTACCAGTTCTAGTAGGTTGTGTATCGCTAGGAAGTTGTTATCGTATTTCTGTACGTTGGATTGTCCCTCTACGTACTCGATGTTTAGCATGATGTTTGGGTTATCGATCATTCCCAATGCTTTCAGCTCAGGAGTTATGCTAGGCAAAGCTTTGTTGAATATGTCTAAAACTTTACCGCCTATCTTTATCATTCCGTGACCTTCGCCGAACCTATCGGTTAGGTCTTTCTTACTGACTCCTTGAACGTCCAATGGCTTGTTCGATCCCCTGTCTATTACGAACTGCCTCTTTCCTTTGATGTCGCCCAATCTTATGGATGCGTTTATACCGTCGATCTTGACCGGAACTGGATTCTTTGAAAGGAAGTCAGCTGTTTTTACGAATACATTTTCTAGATCCTTACCGGTCTTAACTTTTGGTATATCGAAAGGGTGTGCCATGTGACCAGCTGCACCACCCTCAGCCAATAAAGTACGAATCAGAGTAGAAAGGACCGCCCTCTCTTCTATAATCTCGAATATGTTTTTGTTCTCCTTCATAGAAGTAGAAAATTTTTTTTTAAGCATTGATTCTATGTCTTTGTCGTACCACCCGAATATGTCTTTGAATTGTTCAGGAGTAGATTTAGGATCTGAAAGAGCTTTCCTTATGTTAGTACCGCTCATTTCTCCCACTCCTTTTATGTCGTAAGACACGTGCGGAGCGACAATTAGATATCCGTGTTCGGTGTACGGTTTCATTGGTTTGTTCGGCTCGTACTTCTGAAAATACGAATCAGTACCGTCCTTTTTTTGTCCGATACGAAATCTTGGATCCTCTTGCATGTCCTTTTGGCCAACCATGAATACCACCGCAGTTGTTTTCGGGTCATATTTTGAAGTTATTTCTTCGGCTTTGTAGGGATTCTTAACTTGCACAAGGTTTTTAGCTACGCCGTGAAGCTTAGCTATAGACTTTTTTTCTTTGAAATTGAGCGGACTCTTAGGCGGATCTACCTTATCGGAAGTAGCAATGTATGTATTTGCAGCTCCGAATTTGTTTTCTAGCCACTTAAAAGCATCCTTATGATGCTTTCCCATAGGTTGGAACCTTCCAGGATATATGGCGATGACATTTTTTATCATGGTTATAAATATCTAGACGAGGTGTTGTACACTTGATCTTCCGTCTACCTTGTGTATCTCTATGTGATGATCTACTGCATCCCTCATAGAATCTATGTGAGATATGATCATGATGAACTTAAATTGGTTCTTAAGGTGATCGAAATAGGATACGATGCTACCTAAGTTGTTCTGGTCTAGCGCTCCGAATCCTTCGTCTATCGCTATGAAATTAGGTCTGGGTAAAGAAGACACGTTGATTAGCGATGATCTTATCGCAAGACTGGCTACGAACTTCTCCATTCCTGATGTAAGCTCTATCGGCCAGTACCTATCGTTGTCGTAAGCGATGTACGCGTTGATGTTCTTATCGTCGGGATGCAATACTACCATAAAGTCTACCAACTGTTGCAGTATGGTATTGATCTCCTCTTGTATCTGAGGTATGGTATCAGATATGAGTTGATGTGGAACACCGTCCCTGTGAACTGCTTCGCTGTACATCTTGTACAGATCGTATTTGGACTGTAGTTTTACGAGTTCTGTGAGATCGTTGGTGTACTTGTCTCTCTTTGTGCTTAGCGAATTGACTTTGAGCAGGTTTTCGGTAAGATCGTCGCTAACTTTCTTTAGATCGTTCTCTGCTATCTTGTGTTCCAGCTCGTAAGCATCTATCCTAGCTTGTACTTTAGAGTTCTGCTCTATCTTTTTCTTCTCCTTTCTGTATGTATCGAGCTCGGCTTCCTTGTCCTTTATCTTTTGCTTTATACTTGTCTGATCTATTTGTACCTTGTGAAGATCGGACTCTAGTTTTAGCGACTTTTTCTCGTCAGTGTTGATCATTTGCAACAGAGTATCGTACTCCTTCTTGTGCTCTTCTACGTTACCTATTTTTTTTATGTTTTGCTCTATTATCTCTATGTCAACCTCTATAGTTTTCTTCTGTTTCAGCAGGTCTTCGTGACTGTTTTTGGTAGAAATAGCGTCTTTGACGAAAACGTTATTCATACAGTACTGACAATTCTCGTCGTACTCCAATTCCTGAAGCTTGTTTAGTTTGTCTTTTTGGTGAGAAAGGTGAATGTTTAGTTTATTAAGCTCTATCTTCGCATCGTTCTTTAACTTTGTTGCGTTTTCTAACGCTTTTATTGAGTTTTTAAGCGCTTCTACGTTTATTTTTTCCAAAGCTTCGTTGTACTTCTTCAGTCGTGCTTTCACTTCTGTGTCTTCCAAAGCAATTTGTGCTTCCTCTTTCACACGTTCGCTCAGATCTGACTCCATAGACACTATTTCAGACCTAAGTTGTTGTTCGTCGACTACTTTTGAGCTGACTGGTTGAATCATGATGTGCTCCTCGAGTATCCTCTTATTGAGACTGTCTCTGTCGATCTCCAAGTTTTCCTTTTGTTGCTTTAGTTCGTCTATTTTTTCGTTTAAAGTCTTCTTTTCTTCGTCTATGTTCGCTATTTCTGTGGTGTGGTCGACCTTTTGGTACTGTTTCATCACCGCAGAGATGTCCTTCATCTCGTTGTTGGCGAAGTCAAACATGGTTTCGAACACATTGATGTCCAGGAACTGACTGAGAAGCTCTTTTCTGTCCTTTTGGTTCATATCTATGAATCCAGAGTTAGCTCCCTGTGCGCTCAGGGCAGTCAGGGCGAAGTCCTCGTAGCTGCCCAGAACAGATCTTATGCTTGCGTTCGTATCGTTCCTCTCCTTACCGTTCAGGGAGACCTTATTTCCCAAGTCATCGGTGTAGTAGAAGTTGACCTTGACTCGAACGTTACCGTTTTTCTCTCTCAGTCCGTCCCTTTCTATGATGTAACTCTTACCGTTTAAGTCGAAATCTAGCTTGCAGTAGAACGTGTTCGAAGAGTTATTTATGACTTGGGATGATCTATTCGTCTTGGAACACTTATCGAATATGCAGTAACTGAGCGCGTCCAATAACGTAGACTTTCCGGAAGCGTTCGCTGCGAATATTCCGTACGTACCTCGCATATCGGTGAAGTCGATAACGTTTCCCTTACCGTAACTGAACATGTTATCGAACTGAAACTTTCTTGGGTTCCACACTACGTTCCTTGACGTGTCCACTTTGGGTAACTGTTGGTTGACGTAGGCGTTTATCTCCCTGATCTGTTGCTTTTGCTCTTCGTTTATCTTGTATTTTGACTCCAAGAACTTCTCTATGAGATCGTTTTGCTGTTGTTCGTCTCGTACGTCTATCAGTTTGCTGTTATTGGATCCCAAGTTAGCGATCTCTTGAGCGTTATTTATCTTCTGTATCGATAGCTCTACTACGTTTCTTTCCTTCTTTATCTCCGATACTATACTTTTTAACTCAGTTTGAGGTGTATCCGTGTGTCTCACTCTCAAGTACAGGTTCTTAGGTAGGCTTTGCGGTAGAGGTTCGTAAGATCCCTTATCGATGTACAACGTATAGAATCCAGTATCGTTCGGTATCTCTACGTATTCGCTTGATCTTTGTTCTACATTCCAAACTAGGATACCGTGATTGATAGACTCTCCGTGGTTCTGTTGCACCAGAGATCCAGGATACGCAATGGTCTTTTGTTCGTTTAGGTACTGAAACTTGTGGATGTCTCCAAGTAAAGTTAGGTCGAATCCACTAAAGTCTCCTACGCTTATCTTGCCTCCTGAGAGTTTGAAGCCAACTTCTGTTGTTGCGCTTTGTACAGCTCCGTGGAAAAGACAGATCTTGTAGTCTCCATCAATATCAGAAGCTTTTGTGTAATTATCATCGAACACAGACCAGTGTGAGAAAGTAACGTTTCCTATCTGAAACACTTCGCTGTCTTTAACGTAAGCTAGGTTTGGATGATTAACCGCATCGACTATGGGAGTCAGAGCGTCCATCCTATTGTTATTGTTTAGGTTGGCGTCGTGGTTACCAGGTATTAACAGAACAGGACATATGTCTGCCAATGACTTAAGTAGATCTTGGACTTGGTAAAACAGTTCTGGAGTGACATCGGTTTTGGAGTGAACGATGTCTCCTGTCAAACAGATTAACGACCTATCGTCTGCTGTATTAGATATTGTGTTTCTCAGTGTTTCGAAGACCCTTCTGTATTCGTCGTGCCTCTTGAAGTTCCTAATGTGAATATCGCTAACGTGATATATCTTCTCAATCCTCTCTAAATTCAAATACTTTTTTATCATGCTATCAGTTGCATCTTTTTTAGCAAGAAGTCAGAAAACGTTAACGGTCTTGCCTTGTGTAATAGTTCTGTTATGTTTTCAAAACCTAGATCCGATGGATCCTTTCCTTCCAGTTCGATAAGGTATACTTCCTTTCCCATGTTTACCAATTGCTCAGAGTAGTTCAGCGCTTCCTTGAGCGCGTCCTTGTCCAGGGCTAAGTACACGGTCTTGACTTGGGACTCAGCGAGCTTTACCATCACTGACTTTGGTATCGTCTTACCGAAAAGCGGTATTGCGTTTCTCTTTATTGCGATCGCATCGAATATGCCTTCGCAGAGTATGACAGGAACCGACCAGTTTATGGTGTTTTCCAGTCCGATTATCTCGCTCTTGTTACATGTAGGAGCGTCAAACTTCCTTGCAGGATTCTTTTCGAAAGATCTTGCCATGAAGTAGTTGGTTATGCCTCGCTTGTTGTAAGAAGGAATAATGACTCTATTTCTGTACCTTCCGCTAGCGCAGTATCCTATGTTGTACTTTACGATATCGCTTTCGGTTATTCCCCTAGACTTTACGTAAGCCATAGCCTGTCTCTTCTCTAGACTGTTGTTTTCGTCGAGCAAACTAACGAATTCCTTCGGTAGACTGACGGTGGTGATCACTGTCTCCTCCTCTTTTTTCATGTATCCGAGGTAACTCTTTATCTCAAGGATCCTTTCGTTTGGAGCACCGATCTTTTTTAGAAGCGTGACAGGCGATTGACCCTTCAACGGTGGGTGACACGTGAAACAATTGTACTTACCCGTCTTCGCGTTCACTATCAACTTTGGATTCTTGTGATTGCAAACGGGACAGTAAAATCCGTAGTCAGCTGTCTTTGGAAAGTGTTTGCTCTTACCAAGAACAGACTCGAGTACGCCTATGATTAAACCTTCATTGCTCATATTATGTTAATATACGAAAAAAAATCCTAATAATAAAATAAATGTGAAAAAAATTTTTTTATTTCAATTTAATTCAGTATATTTCGATTGTTAACGTCGAACCGTAACGCTACGCCATAGCTTGGTGAGATTCCATGAGTGAGCGAAATAGCGGGCCGGAGTGCATCGACTACCAGGAGAGGACAGTAAATAGCCTCCAGGTATATAAATAGAGGTCTTTAATAAACGGGAGAGATGAATATCGGTAGAATCCGACGGTGTAAGTCCGCTATAGCCCTGTCCCCAATAAACGAAGATCGAAAAAAGTGTCAAAAAACAATACTATAAAATATCACTATGCAACAAAATGAACTAAGCGAAATATTCGAATCTATAAAGGATCTTCAACTAACAGACGAAGATCTTCAAGGATTATACATCTTCTTAGCAATGAACTATGAGAATTTTACCGAAGAAGAAAAACTGTATTGGAACATAATTATGGAAAAACTAGACCCTGAATTTCACAATGAAGACTAAAATAGAACTTTATGCGCTGGATACGTGCGGAACTTGCGGAAGAATAAAGTATGCGCTTATGGCCGAAGAAATTGAATTCGAATTGGTTAACTGCGCTGATAGCAATAACAAAAAATGTGATTCACTAGAAGACAAGGTAGACTGCGGTAGGTATCCCATGGCCGTCGTAAAGAAAAACGGAACAACTACGATTATCCACTTCTGCGATAACAAGCCGGCTGGAGGCACTATCACCAAGAGAATTCCCGTTGACTCCGAAGATAAATTTCTTAGCGAGCTAAAAAAGGCTTACATTTAAAATAAAAGTTATATGAAAAAAGTTTCTGCTGAACAGATTCAAGAGAATCTGAATAAGTTTTATTCTTATATCGATAACTATATCTCTGGAGAAAGGCGAGATAAGCTTAAGTCTTTCTATAAAGATGTAGAAGTAGAACTTTCTACTGCGCCTGCCTCAAGCAAAGTATCTCATCACAATTGTTTTCCTGGAGGTTACCTTGATCACGTTCTTAGGGTCACTGAAGCAGCACTTGTAATGGACAGAGTGTGGACTAAATTTGGTCAGAAGCAAAATTATACTATTGAAGAATTGGTCTTCTCAGCACTTAATCACGATCTAGGTAAGTTAGGAACAAACGACAATCCTTTCTACGTTCCTAATGACTCTCAGTGGCACATAGAGAAACAAGGCGCTTACTACAAGTACAATACCAGTATGACACACATGAGAATAGCAGATCGAAGTCTATATTATCTCCAGCAAGAGGGAATATCGGTAACAGAAAACGAGTTCTTGGCAATAAAATTACACGACGGTCTCTACGAAGAGGCAAACAAGGCTTACTATATGCCTTACGGTTCCGATTTTCAAATCAAAACAAACTTAGTTCACATCCTTCACCAAGCAGATCTAATGTCTGCTAAAGTAGAGGAACAAATCAATTAAACATGACAACAACTTGGATAATGGTAGCCATTTGGGTATTAACCGTATTGGGCTACGTAATATTTAATCTCTACCAAAAGAATAAGAAGCTAGAAGACATGGTAGTTAGACAGCAACTTTTTATCAACGACGCGATGTCTGCTTACAAAGAGATCGATCTTTTGGCCGACAAGATAGATAAAACGCTTTGGGTGCAATCCGATCCTGAGTTTCTACAATTGATGGAAGAAATAAAGAATCTTCAAAGCATGCTAAAACAATACACTGAGACCAAGTAATAGGGAGTATGATCGAAATTATTGAAAACGAAGAGGTAAAGCTAACCAAGAAAGGGAAGCCGAGAAAAAGAAAGCCAAAGACTAAAAACAACTACTTTACGGAAGATACCGAAGAAGCGATTCTGAAGTATCGAATGAGTACTAACCAGGCAGAAAGGAACAAGATCTATAACGATAAGATCCACTACGGTTTTTACAAACTGGCTGAGAACATTATCCACACTTTCAAGTTTTACTACACGGAGGTAGACAAGATCGAGGACCTAAAGTACGAGGTAGTTTCTTTCCTCCTACAAAAGTTAGACCTTTACGATCAATCAAAGGGTAAAGCTTACTCCTATTTCGGTACGATAGCTAAAAGGTACCTAATCATCTACAACCAAAAGAATTACAAGAAGTTGGTGAACAAGATGGAGATACCAAACAACGAAGAGGACGACGATTCTTTCAAACAAGCAGTAACGATAAGCGATGAATCCGAACCTGATCGGTTCGAAATCGTAGAGCTTATGGTAAAGGAACTGGACGAAAAACTCATCGATATGTTTGATAAGCCAGAGGAACTTAGGGTAGCTTTCGCTATATTGGAGATCTTCAAGAAAAGGGAAAACATCGAGATCTTTAATAAAAAAGCTCTGTTCATATACATCAAGGAGATGACAGACGCTCAATCGAACACTATCACCAAGGTTATCAAGAAAATAAAGACTCTTTACGTTCAAATCTTGAATCGTTACATTGAGAATGTCGACTATTGATATTTATTTTTAAAGTTAGTTCTATGGAACAACAAGAGAAAGAAATATTTAAGGGCAAGTCCATATCAGACCTAGCAAAAGAGATCTACGATAAACACAAAGAGCAAGATCAAGCGATAAAAACAAGGATAAACCAACTCGCAGACATGGTAGAGAGTCCTGGAGACGCTATCGTGATAGTTCCGATGTTAAAGGGTTACTTCGATTCTAGCCTAAAGAACGACGAGGTTCTGATGAAAATGCTTCAGATATTCCAAAAACAGGAAGAAAAGAAGATTGCAGGAGTGGAAGACAATGGTCTATTGACGGAAAAAGACATCGAACAGCTCTTTCAAGAGGTTTCCACTTACACTGTATCAGCACCTGCACCAGAACAAAAACAAATAGAGGACAACCAAGATGGCCAATAGTATCATATTTGGATCTACTCCGCAAGGAGGAGCAGGAGATATACGAGGTCAGTACTTTTTAATAGGTAGAGTCACTAGTGTAGTGCTTGGAGAATTTTTTGACGATGGTAAAACAAAAAATCCAGATTATTTTTCTCCCGCTGATATGGGAAAAATAGATTTTGAAATACTTTATTCTGGTATAAATACGAATAAAACAAATAAGGTTTCTAAGAGCGCGTTTCCTATATTCTCTTTTATTAAGCAATATCCAATAATTGGAGAAATAGTGTACATAGTCTCTGGTCCTTCTGATGGACTTAACGATAATTACAAGAATCAAAAACTTTTTTACTATCCTCCTTTCTCTTTGTGGAATGCTGTCAATCACAATGCTTTTCCTAACATGCAGCAATACGCTGATTTTTTAAAAAGCTATTCGGCAGAACCTGGATACGAAGGATCTACGGATTATTCTCAAGCCAAGCTTCCTCTTGGAGTTTATTTTTCTGAAAGCGATAAAGTTAAAAGTCTTAAGCCTTTTGAAGGAGACTCTTTAATAGAGGGTAGGTTCGGTCAATCTATCAGATTTGGAAGCTCTAACTTATATAGAGGAGATAATGATACTTGGTCAATAGGATCTCCGATAAATGTATCCAATTTAAACAAGCCCATAACGATAATTATAAATGGTCAGGGAAAACCCTCTGTAAAAAATTCAGATAAGTTCTCTCCAACAGTAGAAGATATATCTAGGGACGATTCTTCAATATATCTAACTTCAGGACAAATATTAAGAACTTTAAACGTTTCCGACATTAAATCTTCTGGAGCGTATACGTTTCCCTTTTCGGGCAATCAAGCTCTTATTACTTCTGATAGAGTAATGCTCTATTCAAAAAAGGAAAACATACTTCTATACTCCAGAAAAAACGTTGGTATATCTACAATAGAAAATGTTACTATAGACTCAGTTCAAACAATAGTAACATCTAATAAAATACTTCTTGGGGATGCTTTTGCTACCGAAGCCGCAATGCTAGGAGATTCATTTACATTTCAATTTATCAGACTTTTACAAAATTTAGAAAATGCTGGTATTCAATTAAAAATGGCTTCTGAAAAAAATCTCACTCCAATACAAATAGCAGGTACTGTAATAGAAGAATCGGTAAAGAGTATGATAGGCTATTTGAATGATAGACGTCATCTATCAAAAACAGTCAACGTTAAGTAATGGCAAGTAAAGCAAATATATCTAAAGTAAGTCCTCAAGCAAGAAAGACTTTCGGTATTCCAAGTGGACAAACCACAGCTACTGGATTGGAAAAAGCGATATTCATAGCAGGACAGGGAATATTGAAAGCTCAGTTCGCTATGGACGGTTTTTTCTACGGAAAATTTCAATACGAAGGAGATAATAAGATTAAAAAAGCCATAGATACAGGAGTAGTTAATTTGCTTGAAGACCTATCTAACGTAGATCTATGCAATATACTTAATTACGCAATAAATAGGGTACCAGGATTAAAACCATTTGATCCGGAAAATAAGCCTACGGATCCTTTAGGATTAGCCAAATACACCATCCAAAAGGCCGCCTATGATGTTCAAAAAAAGATAGATGGTTTCAGCTCGAGCTATTTAGAATCCGGAAATCAGGAGTCGAAAGCAAAAGCTGTATACGACGTAATACAACAGATAAAAGATGCTTTTAAAGAGATAGACGATCCTGAAGCCCAATCTGCTTTGAGAGATCCAAGGTTGATACAAACTTTTCCGCAAATGACAGCGGTAAACGATTTTTTTGAAAAAGCATTTAGAGATTTTAATACGTATTCTGATTTTAGGCAGATCCCTTCTGACAAGTTACAAAAACTAATCAACGATATAGATAAGATTCGTGCTTACACTATATTAATACAGGGATTAAGCACTCCTGCTAGTGCTATAGGATTTGTAGACACTGTTTTTCCAAACGCTAACATACAAGAGCAGATACAGAGAATAGAGAAAATAATCGATCCGGCTAGATTGATGCCACTACTAAAAAATGTGGTAGAAAGTCTAAAGAAAGTTCAATCGGTGTGTAACGTTTTTGTTTCTTTTATAACAACCGCTCAAGGATTAATTAGAATAGCTACTTTGATAGTGAAAGCTGTGAAAGTTGTTACAAAATTCTTGGACGCTTTACCTATTCCCAATCAGTTTACCACGCTTGGAATAACTGTTAAATTCGGATCTTTTAAAGAAAAATTACTTAAAGGAATAGAAGATTTACTTAAAAGATTGGGACAGATA